CTCCAGAACTGCATCTATATCGCTTGGGTGTATATCTTTCCATTCTGCACCTACAAAATCAATAGCCTGTTTAACTTGATTCGTGTTTCTAATCAGTCCCTTTGACATCTTTCTTTTTTTGTTTATACATTTCAATAATCGCTTTCAATTCTTCTCTTGTATACTTTCTTATCTTGTGTGCTTCTTCGTGTAATTTTATTAGTTCTTCGCCTCCTATTCGTTTTTCTATACCGATTTGATAGTTCAGTAAGTTTCCGTGTTGGTGCTGATTACAAAATACGCATTGTCCGTGTACGTTCATCTCATTAAATGTTACGTTCTTGTGGCTTGTACTAAAGTAGTGTCCTGCATCAAATTTACTTCCTAATGGCTTTTCGCAACTGACACAAGGTTTACCATTATCTCTTGCTCTTATGTATGCGTTAAAGTACACCTGTGCTTTTTTAGTTAAGCTTTGCGCCGTTTCAAGTTCTTCTTTCAATTTCTTTTTTTCTTTCTTCCAGTTCTTGACCTTTGCAGTTTCAACCCACACTTTAATGCAGTCAGTTTTAAAGCAATACTTTTGGTTAAAGTGTTTTACTTCAAATTTCTCTTTGCAGTTTTTACATCGTGGCATTATATACCCTCTTTTAGGTTTTCTACTAAAATATTTAACTTATCTAATTCGTGTTTTTGTTCACTGATAACCATTTGTAAACGTAAATTACTTTTACATTCTAAAAGATATTGGTCTTCAAACTGCACAAACACGGATTGAAAATGGCTGATGTCTTCTAAACTATCAACCATTGAATCTATTAGGTCTTTACGTTCTGGATGCTTTGCTTGTAACTCCTCAATGCTACTTGTAAACTTTATTATTGTTGTTTGTAGGTTTATCTTTGCTTTTAATATTTCTAAACTATCCATTTATTCGTGTTTTTGTTGTGCGTAAATCTTATTGTAAACATTTGGCGCAGGATGGTCTTGCTCATAATATAGAAACTTTTCTTTATCAAACCACAATATTAATTGTCCAATGTTACCAACTGAACGTGGCTTAATCTTATTAAAGTTTATTATTGCTTGGTTGTAGCTTAAATCTTCTCTGTGTACGGTTATCATACATTTGCCACTATTAAACCATTCAGAGCCACCTTTTAAATCGTAAGGACTTGGCACGTTTCTTTTTCCGTTTACCTTTTCAGTTAGTTTTGGATGAATAATTGTATGTAAGTGTAGATTATTGTCTTCTGCTATTTGGTTTCTATAAGGCAATACAACTTCTAAATATTGTGCGTAACCACCATACTCGTTATATGGGTGTGAAAGGTCTTTCCAGCTATCTATACTTGCAGTTTCTAATCCGTGTTTTTGTTTTAGTTCTACTGCATAATCGTAAAATTCAAATGGTGTTAATTTTGCTTTTACATCATACTTCGTTAGTATTTTAAAATGTTCAAATATCCAATCTAAACTATTTGTTATTTCTTTGTCTTTGATTACGTTGTTATCTAATGGATTAAAACTCTTTCCTGTCAGCTTGTGAATTAAATCTGCAACTATTTCTACATTACTTCCTACATCTGGAAAGTAAACAAGGTGTTTCCATCCGTAGAACTTACTTGTGTTTAATAGGCACTCCATTAATACTTGTGTTTTTCCACTCATTGGAAAACCTGTCCAATCTGTGCAGTTGCCTAATTGCATAGAATAAAATTCATCCATTCCTTTCCAACCTAAATACTTGCCTTTTTTGTTGTAATTATCTCTATGCTTGTATATCTTGTTTAATATATCTTTTGCCTCTGTTACCTTATATCCTTTCATTGCCACGGTGCTTTAAATCCATTAGTACTTTCTACTTCTTTTTTGGTTTGTTCTTTCTTTAACCAATTTTTAGCAGTCAAATATAAACTTTTATAATTCGTGTTTTTCTTAAAATTCTGGATTGCATCGCATACACCATCAATTTGTTGTTTAGTGTAATCCTTTTCTAATTTGTTGAACTCATCTAAAGACATAGACAAATGACTAAAAGAACGATATATTTTATTTTCATTATTATTATTATTATCATTATTGTTAGTGGTCTGTTGTTGGTCTACCATTGGTCTGCTATTGGTCGCTTTGTTCGACTCTATTTGATATTTATTATAGTTAACTACTTGTATTTCAGAGCCTTGTCTGCTAGATTTTATATTGAGTTCATTGGTCAGTTTTAATCTATTTAGTGACGTTCGTACTTGGCGCTCGCTTAAACCCAATTCCCTGCTTAATAGTTCTCTGCTTGTAAGAAAACAACCTCTTTTTATAATTTTGCCCCTATAGCTTTTGCTTTTATGATTAGCTTTTAAAAGACAGTGTAAAAATAAATGCACTGTTTCTGATTTGTCGTACCACTCCCACTCAAGAAATTTTCTATGTAATTTTACCCACCCTTCCATAATTAAAATAATTTTTGCTGTAATAAATCTTTAGAATATATAAAACATTGTTTTTCTGATTTAAAACTTTGTTTTGCTAAATTAAGAATTTCTTCTTTTGTGTAAATATTTTCAACGTAAGACACTTCACCGTGTATTTGTATAAAAACATACAGATTTGAATTTAAATGCTCCTTAAGGTCGTCTAAGCAGCAATTAAATGTAAAAGAACGCGCTCTTGTTGCTTTAACTTGATAAGTGTAGCCTTTTTCGTCTGCAAAATCAATTCCTTCGTAATCTCTATCCGCATTCTGTTTAAACAACTTTTCGCTTTGAAAATTTAAATTAAACCAATAATCAAATATTTTTTCTCCTAAAATTCCTGTTTCAATTTTTAACCATTTTTCAGGTATATTTATTTTTGCTTTATATGTTCTCATTATTTATTTTTTACAAATGTTCCGTTAATCATTTTACCTTTTCTTTTTAAAATTACATTATAAGCTTCATCAATACATTGCTCAATCGTAATCCCTCTCATGTGTGCTATACTTGTTAAAACTACAACACAATCTCCAATAGCGTCTACTATTTCATCTTGATTATCATTTAAAATAGCTTTTGCTAATTCACCTGATTCTTCTACTAATTTTAAAGTTTGTGTTTTTGGGTCGCCTTTCGCGTATATTCCTTTAGCGTTTGCCCATTGCCTTATTAATTCAAATCTATTCATAATACTAATTTTGCTTTTATTAATTCTCCTGATTTATAATTTTTTAATTCATAATTATTGTATGTTCCTTTTAATTCCGGTAAATTATAAACCGGCTTTCTGTAATACTCTTGAACTGCTTTTTCGTGATTTATATAAATATGGGCATTAGCTATATTTAAACCTAAATTTGCTGGTGCTAAATTACATTCATTAGCAACTGTATATAAAAACAATGCAGCAAATATTACATCGTAAGGCAAGCCTAAAAACAAGTCTGACGACCTAAAATTAATTGACATATTTAATTTGTCATTAATACGCACAAAATTTAATTGAGTATAACAACAAGGTAATGCTTGCTCTTTTAGGTCTGTTGGATTCCATAGGGTTATTACAGCTCTTCTTGAATTATTGTTAATTTCATTTATTACGTATTTTACTTGGTCAAAAACCCCGTTAAATTTACGTATTTGATAACCATATATTTTTCCCAGCTTTCCTTTTTTTGCAAAATCATTCCACCAGTTAATATTATTTTTGTTTAAATAATCTAAATCAACACGCCCCTCAAATATCCATTTAAATTCATGCAATGCTTTATCAAAAAATATTTTTTTACCTGTAACAATTGGAAAACCGCATTTTAAATCTATGTTTATATTTTGATTAAATAAACTATACGTTTTTACTGATGTTCGATTTTCAATAATTTCGCCTTTCAAAAGGCAACGCATCAAAAGCTGCTTGTATTCTGTTTCAAATATATTGCTCATTTTTTTTGATTTAATAATTCATTAAGGGACCCAATATATGCAATAACATCTAACAAATTGTCTTCTTTGTGCGCATTAGCTTGCCGTGCTAATTTTAAAGCTATTAAAACGTTATAAGCATCAGTAGTTGTAATTTTTTTATTTGACAATTCAGAAGCTATTCGTGCTGTTTTTGCCATACATTCAATAAAATTACCGTATTGTCTTTCTTTTTCTTCAGACCTTTTATTTACAATCTGATTTGCTTTTTCTAAAATATTCATATTTTTATATAAAAAAATAGTGCGGCGCTTTCAGAAGGCGGGAATTCCTACTAACGCTACACTTAAAAAATTTTTGATTGTCCCGCCGACTATACAAATATACTAAATTAATTCTTTGTAAAGTTCTTTTTCTGTTCTTCCTTTTATTATTTCTAAATCTCTTATAGTTGTAGCTTTTAAAATATCCGTTTTTAAATTATACTTTGTATTATGAAATTTAAACTTTCCATCGTATTCTGCTATATCCAGAAAAAACATAGGGTCTTTTGCTTTCTTTAAATATTTATAAGTTTTTATTCCGTGTACTATTGTAGCGTGATTTAATCCAAACATATCTCCAATCCTTTGATACGTACACCCTGCATTTCTTAACGTGTTAAAAAAAAAGATTCTTTTGTGAACGTATTTTCTTTCTCTACAACGTTTTTTTAATTCGTCTTTCTGTATGTAGTATTCCACACTACTAATCAAGTCCTCCATATATCCAATTTATTATAAGTGCGTAAAGATATTCTTTTATTTTCTTCATACCTTTTCAATGCTAATTATTAACTTTTCCCACAATCCAAAAAGCTTTATAGCTTCTTGTTTGTCATCTGCTTTAACATACTTAACTGCCTGTACTATTGGTGCATCGGTATTATTACCTTTGTATGTTCTGTAAAGTATTCTATAAGTGTTCATTTGTTCGTCTTTTGCTATTAAATAATTGCAGTACAATTCATCATTGAAATTGTCCCAGTAGTCTATTCTTATTCTATCCATTGTTTAGTATTTCTTCAAGTTCTTGGCATATATCTATCTCATCATAGTAATTAATTCCATCACATACAAGCGTTTTAGCTTTCACATAGTAGTATATTACGTCCTCTTCTGCATAATTTATCTTATCATTTAATGAATTAAAGCTTACTGGATATTCCTGTGTGACTATTTGCGTTTCTATTTCCACCGTATAAGGTGTTTCATTGATATAGAATATTACTATATCTTCATCTTGGCTCTCTATTTCTATTTCGTAACTCATACCAATAAATTTAATAATACATAATACATTGTGAACGCAGTCCACATAAACACGAATCCTAATATTAATTCTTTCTTTGCTTCTTTCATAACTCTGTTTTTAAAGGTTGTTAATATACTTCTTACTCTGTGACTTCATATAATCAACATCAAGCCATTCTAACAATTCTATAGTATCAAATACCATAGTAAATTCCTTGCCGTTTTCGTCAGTTCCTACCAGATACGTTTCATTTTCCTGTGTACTCATAAACGTATTAATGTTGTGCAGTCTTTTTGTTTCTTTCTCTTTCATAATATATTTATTTAATTTAAAAAGTTCTCACAATCGTCGTCGAATACATTATTTTTCCATTTATATGTTCGCAACCATTCTATACATTCTGCTTTACTTCCCTTAAACCATACCTTATTATTAATGGTTACGCAGAATAATTTATCTTTTATATGTCTAATAGTCATATCTATTTATTTAAGTGTTATATTTTTGCTATTGATATTGGTCGTTTTCCTATTTGCTCCCATATAAACTCGTGAGCATCATTTACATTATTAAAAGGTACGCTAATAATAATCGGTTGACTATTTTTGTTTACCCATACTTGCCATTTTATTAAAGTTTTCATATCTATTTATTTAAGTGTGTTTACTAATTTGTTAAATCTTTCGTTAAGTCTATCTATGCACATATTGTAAGTATGTATTTTATCCGTGTATTTGTCTTTAATCTCACGGAAGTAAGTCAACTCAACGGTGTCTTGGCATAATGAAATTAACCTTTCAAAAGATTGTATGCCCTCTTCAATCTTAATAAGTGTTTCTAATTTTTCTATTCTTTTCATAACTTTAATTAATTTGTATACACAAATATATATATTATTAACAATATATTACGAGTTATCAACAAAAAAAGTTACAATTATTTTTTAGTTGTTTAAAAATCAGTAAGTTACAAAGGTGTTGGTTTAGAAAATTCTTTTAGAATCTATGTATTTGATTGTTTCATCTACATCTTTTGTTTTATTTCTTACTATGTTAATAGTAAGCATACGTCCACCAATCGGCTTAATTGGTGCGCCACGTTCAACGTGCCAACCTTTTGAGCCATCTCCGTACTCTTCTTTATAGCATCCTGTAATCATTAAGTGTATTGGCTTGTGATTTATGCTATATCCTTTTTTTGAGTTACTTTCTAAAGCATCTCTAACATCATTTCGTGCTGCATTTTCGTGAATATGGCCCATTGTGTAAACATCGCAACCCTCATAAAGCTCTAATGCTCTTGTA